ATCTACCGAAAGTAAAGGCAGAGCAATATCTCCGTGACGTAATGATGAGATATCGTAACAAACTTGTATACGACGCTAACACTGGAGAGGTTCGTGATGACAAGAAGTACATGGCAATGCTTGAAGATTTCTGGCTTCCTCGACGAGAAGGAGGACGTGGAACTGAAATTTCTACTCTTCCTGGAGGACAGAATCTTGGCGAAATCACGGACATCGAATACTTCAAGAAGAAACTATTCAAGTCATTAAATGTTCCTATCTCTAGAATAGAAGGAGATGGTGGATTTAATCTTGGAAGATCTTCTGAGATACTTCGTGATGAGGTAAAATTCAGTAAGTTTGTTGGACGTTTGAGAAAGAGATTCTCAGCAATGTTTAGTGACATGCTAAGAACTCAATTGCTCCTTAAAAACATTATTACCACAGAAGATTGGGATGTAATGCAGGAGCATATTCAATTTGATTTCTTGTATGATAATCATTTTACAGAATTGAAAGAGGCAGAATTGCAGAATGAAAGATTGGCATTACTTGCTGCTACTGAACCTTATATTGGTAAATATTACTCTCAAGATTGGGTTCGTCGTCAAGTATTACGTCAGACTGATGAAGAGATTATGGAACAGGATGAATTAATAGAAAAAGAAATTGCCGATGGAATTATTCCCGATCCTGCAAATATGATGCTTGATCCTGAGGGAAGTGGGGGAATTCTACCTATGCCAATGCCTGAAGAAGAACCCCAACCAGATGTAGCTGATGCACCTTTACGGTCTACTGCTGTAGATAGTGCTGTTACTAAATCTAATATTAATCAAACACCTAAGGGTGGAGAAATATAAATACAACTAGTTAACATTTGAACACACTTAAAATGGATGAATTAATGGATATGATTGGTGCTGATGAATCTGCGGCTCAAATAACCGATAAGATCAAAGATTTGCTATACACCAAATCAGGTGAAAAAGTGGATGCATTTAGACCTCATGTGGCTAATTCATTATTTAATGATTTAGAAGATGAGACTGATGAAACTTCTGTAGATTCTGCAGAAGAAGAGTCGGAAGAATAACTACTAAATAACTATTAAATGACCTATAAAGTATAATGGCACGTCAGTCAGTTGGGACAGGAATAAGTATGAGTACGTTGGCTGCTTCGGGAGTTACAACGTCTTTTCATATACAAAGTCCTAGTATAAGGATAACTGCTAGAGATGGAGATGCTCATGTTGTTATCTCTCAAGCTAGTGGGGTATCCACCACTGCAACTACTTCTGATTATCTCATTCTTGCAGATACATCAGACACTCTTGCATTGTCCAGATATTCTTGCAAAATTATAGCAATTACTCAGGAAGATGGATGTACTTTAACTTGTCCTGAAGGAATGCAAGTTCCATTCAACATTGGAAACTATGTGACTCTGAAAGGTGCAACTGAAAGTAATTATAATGATAAAATTGTTCATTCACGAGTTACCTCTGTTGATAGTACTGCTGGTTATGATGGAGCATTCCAAACTAAATTGACCATTGATGCTGATACAAGTGGTATTAGTACTGCTTTTACTTCTGTTCCAGCAAATAGTGATGTTACATTATATTCATCTGCAAGAATTGGTGCAAGAAGTGAAGGCACTGCAGGTTCAATCTTTGCTATCCAAGTTCAAACTACAGGGGAAGCCTGATGAAACTCATTAGAGAAGAAATTGAAAGCGTAGAATTTCTCGTTGAAAATCGCAACGGTAAGAAAAATATGTATATTGAAGGTGTCTTCCTTCAAGGAAACATTAAAAACCGTAATGGTAGGATGTATCCTATGGAGACACTTCGCAAAGAAGTTTCTCGTTATAATGAGAATCATGTCCAATCAGGAAGAGCACTTGGGGAATTAGGTCACCCTGATACTCCTACTGTTAATCTTGATAGGGTTTCTCATAAGATAGTATCACTTAAAGAAAGTGGTTCTAACTTCGTTGGTAAAGCTAAGATTCTTGGCACACCAATGGGTAAGATTGCATCTTCACTTATTGATGAAGGTGTTAAACTTGGCGTTTCATCTCGTGGTATTGGTTCATTAAGACCAACCCGTGAAGGTGTAAACGTAGTGGGTGACGACTTCATGTTAGCAACTGCTGCTGACATCGTTGCTGATCCTTCTGCTCCTGATGCTTTTGTTGAGGGAATTATGGAAGGTAAGGATTGGGTATGGGATGGAGGTATTTTGCGTGAGAAGTTCGCACATAAGACCTATAAAACCATCAATACACTGGTTGATCAGAAAGCATTAGACGAGAAAAAACTCGATCTATTTAATGATTTCTTATCAAATATATAAAACTTCTAAATAAATATAGATTTTAATAAAGGAAATCGGAGAGTTTACAAATGTCTCGTGGTACGAAATTACAAGAAATGGAGCAATCTAAAACTGCTGTGAATGCCAACGCAGCCGCTGGAGAATCAGCACTTCCAAAAGAAGGCAGTAATGCATCTGGTATACAAACACCAGGCAATACACCACCTTTTGAGGATTTGGGTGGTCCAACTCCAGAAAACTACGAATCAACCAATGATTCAGCAAAGCTGAAAACACCTGGTAAAACTCTCAAACAAGTTAAAGACGTAGTTAACAAAGGAGCAAAACCAGCAGAAGGAATGCCAACTATGAAAAAAGAAGATGAAGACCTTCAAGGCGATGTAGTTGCTGAAGATGACAAGTATGGATACGATAAGGCTGGTAATTCCTTAAATCCAGTAGACATCGAAAAGAAAAAGAAAAAGGATGATGATCTTGCAGGTGCTCCTAACATGAAAAAAGAGGAAGTAGAAGAAGTTAACATCGAAGATGATGTTAATGCACTTCTAGGTGGTGAAGAACTCACCGAAGACTTTAAGGCAAAAGCAAAGACAATCTTTGAAGCTGCTATTACCTCAAAAGTTGCTGAAGTCCGTGCTACTATTGAAGAGGAGCATGAAGCAAGACTCGCTGAAGAACTTGCTGAACAAAAAGAAGCTCTTCAAGAGCGTGTGGACTCTTATCTAGAGTATGTCTCTGACGAGTGGATGGAAGAAAACGCCCTCGCTATTGAGGCTGGACTCAAAACAGAATTGACTGAATCCTTCTTAACTGGGATGAAGTCACTATTTGAAGAAAATTATGTATCAATCCCTGACGATAAATATGATGTGCTAGAAAGCATGGTAGAAAAACTAGATGATATGGAAACCAAGCTCAATGAGCAAATAGAAAAGAATATCAATCTCAACAAGAGTCTCGCAGAGGCTACTGCTGATGGTATCTTAGAATCTGTTTCTGATGGCCTTGCTGCCACCCAGAAAGAGAAGCTCGCTTCACTTGCTGAAAGTGTAGAGTTTGAAAGTGAGACAGAGTATCGTAATAAGTTGGAAACACTTAAGGAATCTTATTTCCCTAAGACTTCAACTGCTAAAACTGAAACGTTAACAGAAGGAGAATCAGTAGCACCTGATATTGCTTCAGGTTCAATGGCTGGTTACCTTAAGACCCTTTCAGCATTTAAGCAATAAATTGAATTAAATATTAAATCAAACTAAACACTTATAGGAAAAAAGCAAATGTTCCAATCAGAACAGTTGCAGGAAAAGTGGAAGCCTCTTCTGGAAGCAGAAGGCGTTGAGAAGATCACAGATCCTCATCGTAAGGCGGTCACAGCAGTCCTGCTCGAAAACCAAGAAAGATTTTTAAGAGAGTCTTCATCATTCCAAGAAAGTGGAATGTTGAACGAAACTCCAACAGTTAATACTAACTCTACTGCTACTACACCAGGTTTCAGTTCAGGTGCTACCGCATCTGGTCCTGTTGCTGGTTTCGACCCAGTATTGATTAGCCTCATTCGTCGTTCAATGCCAAACTTGGTCGCTTATGACCTTGCTGGTGTTCAACCAATGAGTGGTCCTACTGGACTAATTTTTGCAATGAGATCTCGTTACAAAACAATGTCTGGAACAGAGGCATTCTACAACGAGGCAAACACTGCGTTCTCTGGTCAGAACAAAGGTGAACAACTTCATGATGGAATGACAGACCGCAAGGTTGGTTTCGGTACAACTAACCAGACAGGTAACAACCCTGCTGCGTTAAACCCAGTTGGTACTGCTGCCACTGAGCCTTCACCATACAACGTTGGTCAAGGTATGAACACCGCTGATGCGGAAGCCTTGAATGATGGCGATACTGCCTTCAACCAGATGGCGTTCTCAATCGAGAAGGTCACTGTTACTGCTAAGTCAAGAGCCCTAAAGGCAGAGTACTCATTAGAGCTTGCTCAAGACCTTAAGGCAATTCATGGTCTTAATGCAGAAGCAGAACTTGCTAACATCCTCAGTACTGAGATACTCGCTGAAATTAACAGAGAAGTTATCAGAACTATCTACAAGGTTGCTGAGCAGGGTGCTGTACAGAACGTTGCTACCGCAGGTATATTCGACTTAGACGTTGACTCCAATGGTAGATGGTCTGTTGAGAAGTTCAAAGGACTTCTATTCCAGATCGAGAGAGATGCAAACGCAATCGCTCAAAGAACACGTCGTGGAAAGGGTAACATAATCCTTTGCTCTGCTGACGTTGCATCTGCATTAACAATGGCTGGTGTACTTGATTACACTCCTGCACTTAATGCTAACCTACAGGTTGATCCTACAGGTAACACATTTGCTGGTGTTCTTCAAGGTAAGTATCGTGTATACATCGATCCTTATTCTGCTAACATTGGTGGTGCTACGCAGACTGCTAACACTACTCCAGGTAACCAGTACTACGTTGTTGGTTATAAGGGTTCATCTCCTTATGATGCTGGTCTGTTCTACTGCCCATACGTTCCACTACAGATGGTTCGTGCAGTTGGAGAGAATTCATTCCAGCCAAAAATCGGATTTAAGACTCGTTACGGAATCGTTGCGAACCCCTTTGCCGATGGATCACAGCAAGGTATGGGTAAACTCCATATTAACGCTAACCGTTACTACAGACGTGTTGCTGTTAAGAACCTTATGTAAGCGAGATGCTTATATTTCTCAAAAGACTCTTCTTCGGAAGGGTCTTTTTTTTGTCTAAATACTTAGAAAAGATTGAATGGCTAGTATATACGATAATCAGATAAAGAATAGAAATTTTTTATCACCTACTGGGTTTAAGTTTGTTTTAAACCGAGCACCTAAGGTTTCGTTTTTTGGCAATGAAGCGAATATTCCTGAGTTAAATCTAGGCGTTGCTGAACAACCTACTTACTTGAAAGATATTCCTCTACCTGGCGATAAGGTTACCTTTGGTGATTTCAATTTACGTTTTCTTGTTGATGAGAATTTAGAAAATTATGTTGAGATATCTAATTGGATAAGATCAGTTGGTTATGCAGAAACTCTACAGGATGCTTTTGATTTTCAAAATGCAAATCCCGACTTAGAGCAACCTGATAAGTCTCAATTAAATTTTTATTCTGATGGCACTCTTCAAATTTTAACCAGTTCAGAGAATCCTAATTTTAAAGTTGTATTCCAAAACTTATTTCCTACAACATTATCAACTTTAAATTTTGATGCAACGGCTGAGGATATAAATTACTTTACAGCAGACGTATCTTTCAAGTATACTATATTTAATATCACTGATTTATCTGGCAATAAACTATGAGCGTAACTCTTGATTCTATTCAAGAGATGTGGGAAAAAGATGCAGAAATAGATAGAGATAATCTACACGAAGAATCATTGAAAATCCCCTCTCTTCATGCAAAGTATTTTGAATTATATAATACAATCTTCCTATTAAGAAAGAAAGCAGAACAACAAAGAAAGAATATCCGTCATGAACGGTATGAATATTTTAGTGGGAAATCCGACCCTGAAGTATATCAAGATAATCCTTTTCCTAAAAAGATAAGAGATAAAGATACGATGACTAAATATCTTGATGCAGATGAAAAGCTATCTAACAGTTCCCTAAAAATAGATTATTATGATACCATGTTAGTATACTTAGAAAGTATTCTTAAGGTGATACAAAACAGAACGTTTCAAATTAAGAATGCAATAGAGTTTATGAGATTTAATTCGGGATTAGGATAATGCAAGAACATTTTATACTGACAAATTTTCTTCCTGATGAGAAAAGAAAAAAATTAATAGAAGATTGTAAACCTTTTCTTCAGAATCTGAGTAATAAAGGAGAGAAAGAGTTTCCAGCATATCAGTCGGATTGTGATTTGCGTTTATATCCACAATTTCATGAAATGCATTTTAGGGCTGACACCCTTGCTAAAGAGTATCTTCAAAAAGAATTAATACCTGAATTATCTTGGTTTATTATGACTCAAGGGAAGGAGGATCAATATATGATGCATAATCATCCTGTAGATTATGTGGGAGTATATTATATGAATTCTCATCCATCTTTTATTAATGGAACTGAATTTGAAGAATATGGATTAGTAGAAGTTCCTGAAAATAGTATGGTAATATTTCCTGGTCATTTAATGCATACTCCTCCTCGGTTTGAAAAAGATTGTAGTGAATATTTTGAGAGGTATACAATGTCACTTAATTGGATTGTTAAAACTACTTGACAATACTTAATAAATACCCATAGATGCATGGGTTAAGTGATAGACACAACAGCCAATGTGATAATATCCAAGGCTAACGAAGTATTTTTAAAAATTAATTCTGAACCTCATATTGAGTATGAGTTAAGAGATCACTTTACTTTTGAGGTAGAGGGTGCGAAGTTTATGCCCCAATACCGAAAGAGAAATTGGAATGGAGAGATACACCTATTTGATATGAGATCAAAACAGATCTATGTGGGTTTGTTAGATAAAATTATTTCTTTTTGCGAAAGACATGATTATACTTATAAATTTGAAGACAACCAATACTATGGTACACCATTTGAAGTCAATGAGGGAATATCATATGGTGGTGTAAAAGATTACATGAGATCTATTTGCAGTCATCAACCAAGGAAATACCAAGTTGAGGGAGTATACGATGCCTTAAGACATAATAGAAAGCTATTGATATCACCCACTGCTTCAGGCAAATCTTTGATGATTTATTCTCTTGTAAGATATTACGTAGAGAAAGAGCAAAAAATCCTTTTAGTCGTTCCCACGACATCTCTCGTAGAACAGATGTATAAGGACTTTTTGGATTACGGTTGGGATGCTGATTCATTTTGTCACAAGATATATGCAGGTAAAGAAAAAACAAATGAGTTTCCAGTAAC